ATTCGATAGCGATCAGTTTTCCGAACGAGGTTGACGTGGCTGACGGGGTGACGGCCGACGGTTGACGGGGTGTGTCGATGATCGGAACCCAGGCTGAATACGCCCGCCACGCCGGCATCACACGCCAGGCCGTCCACAAGCTCAAGGGGCTGGGCAGGATTCCCGTCCGCGCCGATGGCCGGATCGACTTCGCGGAGGCCGATCACGCCCGGCGGTCGAACGGCGATCCGGCGCGGCGGATGGCGAACGGCGCCGCCGCGAATGCCGGGCGGGATGCCGGAGGTGGCCACGAACAGCAGAGTTTCAGCCAGGCGAGAACCGAACGCGAACTGTTCAACGCCCAACTGGCGAAGCTCGCCCTCGAGGAACGGCTCGGGGAACTGTTGCCGCGCCAGGCCGTCGAGGAGGGAATGGTGGAGTGCGGGCGGATCATTCGCCGGTCGATCGACTCGCTGGTCGCACAGTCCGATGAAATCGCCTCGATCGCGCGATCGGGCGGCACCGACGCGGTACGCCAGTTACTGCGCAAGCGGGTGCGCGAGATCGAGCAGTCGGCCGTCGATGCGATGACGAGCAGGCTTCAGGAAATCATGGATGATCGCCGCTGAAACAGGCATCGCCGCCGTGCTGAAGGCGCTCGCCACCGGACTCGCGCCCGACCGGATCATCTCGACGGTGGTCTGGGCGTCGGAGAATTTCATCGTGCCGGACGGTCCGTATGTCGGGGAAAAATGGAATCCACAGCACGCGCCATATTTAGCGCCGATCCTCGATGCGATCGACGACGAGACGACGACGGTGGTATCGGTGCGCAAGTCGGCGCAGACGGGCTTCACCACGGCGGCGATGGCCTGGCTCGGCAAGAACATCGTGACCGCACCGTCGCGCGACATGGTGATTTTTCCGACGATCAACTCCGCGCAGGACTTCAACAGGGAGAAGCTGTCGCCGGCAATCGATGCCACGCCCGAGCTCCAGCGACGAGTGCGCGAGCAGACCTCGCGGTCGGCGCGGGGCTCGACGCTTCTGTCCAAGGTCTATCCTGGTGGTCTGTGCACCCTCACCGGCGCCAATTCAACGGCGGATCTCCGGTCCAAAACGACCAAGCGGCACTTTCGCGACGAGATCGACGACTGGCCCGACGATCTCAACGGTCAGGGCGATCCATATGGAATGGCCGACGCGCGCCAGATCGCTTTCCATTCGACCGGTGACTGGAAGGTCCTGGAGGGGTCGACGCCGACGATCATCGGCGGATCTCGGATCGACAGCCGATTCGAGGCCGGCGACCAGCGCTATTTCGAGGTCCCATGTCCCCATTGCGGCGAGTTCCAACGGCTGGTGTTCGGCACCGCCGAGACCCGCTTCGGGCTCAAGTTCAACCGAGAGTTCCCGTACGAGGCGCACTATATCTGCCGCCATCATGGCTGCGTGATCGAGCACCACGAAAAGCGGGCGATGGTGGGCAGGGGCCGATTTGTCGCCCAGACTCCGGGACCTGGACGGCATCCCTCTTTCCACGTCGACGCGTTGATCTCGCTGCTGACGACATGGGACTCGATCGCCCAGGCGTTTTTGAACGCCAAGGGCAACCCGCTGAAGCTCAAGTCGTTCGTCAACCTGTGGCTGGGCGAGAGCTGGGAAGAGCGCGGCGAGGCCCCGGACCACAAGCGGCTGATGGCGCGTCGGGACGATTACGCGCCGCGGACGATCCCGCCCGGGGCCGTGGTCATCACCGGCGCCGCCGATGTGCAGACCGACGGGATTTATTACGAGATCGTCGCCTGGGGAGTGGCGCTCGAAAGCTGGTCGATCGACGCGGGCTTCCTGCCGGGCTCAACGGCCTCCCGCTCGGAGCCGGTATGGCGGGCCCTCGACGAGGTTCATGACCGCAGGTACGCCGATGCCTATGGCCAGATGTGGCCGGCCGACGTGTTCGCGGTCGATGCCGGGTTCCACGCTCATGTCGTCTATGACTGGTGCCGCCGCCGGCCGAGGGCGCGGGCGATCAAGGGCGTCGACGGGTGGTACAAGCCGCCGATCTCGTCGGAGCCCCGGGCGCAGGACATCTCGTATGGCGGCCGGAAGCTCAAGCGTGGGGCGCGGCTGTGGCAGATCGGCGTCTGGCCGCTGAAGTCGGCGCTCTACGCCAACCTGCGCAAGGAGGGAAAACGGGATGGCGCCGAGGTGGACCCTCCGGGGTTCTGCCATTTCACCGACCGGCTGCATGACGAGGTGTTTTTCCGCCAGCTCACGGCGGAATATCTCGCCGACCGCGAGGTGAGCGGCCGCAAGGTGAAGCGATGGCTGGCGATCGGCCCCAACCATTTCCACGACTGCCGGATCTACAACATGGGCATGGCGGAACATCTCCAGCTCGGATCGCTGGACACCGACGGCTGGCGCCGGCTCGCGGCGCGGCGCGGCGTGCCCGAACCCGACCAGGTCGATCTTTTCCGGCCCGACGTGTCGAGCCAATCCGCCACTGGCGCGTTGCCGGCGGCGCCGGCACGGCGCCGGGTGCGCCGGGTGTTGAGAGGGAGGTCCTGATCGATGGCGGGCATCACCGTGGCGCAGGCGCAGGCACAGCTCGACGCCTGGCTCGCGGCGTCGATCGCGGTCGCGAGCAACCAGTCCTACACCATCGGAGACCGGACACTGACGCGGGCGAACGCGGCGTCGATCGAGAACATGATCACCTACTGGCAGCGCCAGGTCGACCGGCTGACGCCGAAGGCGCGCGGCCGCACAAGGTTCGTGGTGAGCTGATGGCGAAGGCTGTCATCGAGCCGTCCTGGCTGGACCGTGTCATTGCCTCGGTGGCGCCGGCGATGGCGACGCAGAGGCTCAGGTCGCGGGCGGTCTGGTCGCTGACGACCGGACAGGGCGGATACCATGGCGGCCGGCGTGACCGCCGTCCAACGCGGGGCTGGCGGCCACAGCCGGAGAGCGCCAACGCGGCCATCCTGCCCGACCTGCCGGACCTCAGGGCGCGGTCCCGGGACCTCGAGCGCAACGTGCCGATCGCGACCGGAGCGGTCGCGACCTCGGTCACCGCGATCGTCGGCGACGGCGTTCGTGTCTACCCGGCTTGTGATCACGAGTTTCTCGGCCTCAGCCGCGAGGACGGGCGGGACTGGAACCGGGCGGCGCTTCGGGAGTTCATGCTGGCCGCGGCGACCGTGGACTGGACTCGGGTGCAGTCGTTCGACGAGATGCAGGCGCTGGCGCTCGGCGCCACCCTGTCATCGGGCGATTGCCTGGTGGTGCGCCGGTATCGCAGCGACCCGGGGGACGTCTACGGCCTCAAGCTCCAGCTCATCGAGGCGGACCGGGTGTCGAACCCGGGCTTCACCGCCGACAGCGAGACAATGGCCGGAGGCGTCGAGCACGACGACACCGGCGTGCCGGTCGCCTTCCACGTTTCGGCGCATCATCCAGGAGCCCTCTCCGGCGCTGGCCGGGGGCCATGGGTCAGGGTGCCGGTTCGTGACCCCGCCGGCGAGGTCCAGGTGCTCCATCTGTTGCAGCGTCTGAGGCCCGACCAGGCGCGGGGCGTGCCGTACCTCGCCCCGGTCATCGACATGGTCAAGCAACTCGGCGACTACACCGACGCCGAGGTTCGCGCCGCGGTGATCGCCGCGTTCCTGGCGCTGTTCGTCACCCGCTCCGACGCGGACAGCGACGTGAAGTCGCCGATCGTCGGGACCGAGGACAGCGCCGATGGAGTCGGGGACACCGCCAAGGAGATCGGGTTGCCGGAGGGCGGCGCCATGGTCGACCTTCTCCCCGGAGAGTCGATCCAGTCTCCGATTCCGGGCCGGCCGAACGAAAAGTTCGACCCGTTCGTCCAGTCGCTCTTGCGGCAAATCGGCGTCGCGCTCGAGCTGCCCTACGAACTGCTCATCAAGCACTTCGCGGCGTCGTATTCGGCCAGCCGGGCCGCGCTCGAGCTGGCCTACCAGACCTTTCGCCGCCGGCGTCAATGGCTGGTCCGTCGATTCAACCAGCCGGTGTACGAGTGGGTGATCGACGAGGCGGTCGCCCGCGGCCGGCTCGCAGCGCCCGGTTATTTTTCCGACCCGGCGATACGGGCCGCCTACGTCCATGCCGACTGGATCGGACAGCCGCGGTTCTCGATCGACCCGCTCAAGGACGCCAACGCCGACCGGATCGACATCGAGACCGGGGTCAAGACGCGCCAGCAGGTGTGCGTCGAGCGCACCGGCGGCGACTACGACTCCAAGCACGGCGAACTCGCCGACGAGGAGCGCCGCCGGCGGGAGGACGGTCTCGGCACGGGCGGGTCGGCGATCGCCGATGACACTGACGATGCCGATCCGGCGGAAGACCCGGACGAGGAAGAGGACGACGAGACATGAGGGGCTTCGACCTGTGGGCGATCCGGCGAGAGGCGCTGCCGGCGGCGGTCAACGCCGACCCGCGCGCGGGGATGGCCGCGCGGCGGGGGGGTGATCGGCTCATCGACGGCTCGTTCGCGCGGGTGATCGACGGCGTGGCGGTGATCCCGGTGCTGGGGCCGCTCATGAGCCGGATGAATCTGTTTTTTTGGTCCTACGGCGAGATCGAGCGCGACTTCACCGCGGCGGTGAGCGACGAGCGGGTGCGCGGCATCCTCCTCGACATCGACTCGCCGGGCGGCCTGGTCGCGGGTGTCGACGAGCTGTCCTCGCTGATCCGCGCCGCCCGCGGCGTGAAGCCGACCGTCGCCCATGTCGGCGGGTTGGGCGCCTCGGCGGCCTATTACGTGGCCTCGGCGGCCGATGAGGTGGTGGCGTCGCGTGGCGCCGTCGTCGGCTCGATCGGAACGCTGATCCGCTACATGGACATCGAGGGCATCTTCGTCCGCATGGGCGCCCGCATCGTCGAGGTGGTGGCGTCACAGTCGCCCTCCAAGGCGCTCGACCCGGACTCGGAGGAGGGCCGGGCGGAGATGCAGTCGATCGTCGACGAGATGGCCGACAACTTCATCGGCGATCTGGCGGCGAATCGCGGTGTGAGCCCGGAGACGGTCCTCCGCGATTATGGCCAGGGTCTGGTGTTTCCGGCGCGGCAGGCGCTCGAGCGCGGCCTCGTCGACCGGGTCGCCGGGTTCAACGAGATTCTGGCGGAGCTGACGGGCCGCCGGACGGACGCAAACGGGCCGGAGGCCGTCGCCGCGCCCACCACATCGAAGGATCATGTCATGGACTGGAAGGACATCGAGGTGGCCGGGCTCGCGCAGAACCGGCCCGACATCGTCAAGGCCATTGGCGAGCGCGCCGTCGAGGCGGCCGGCGCGGGCAACGGGAAGGCGATCGCGGAGGCGCGGCGCGAGGGCGCGGACGGCGAACGGGCGCGCATCCTGGCGATCGAGGAGGCGGCGCCGGACGGATATGACGACCTGGTGGCGGCGGCCAAGGCCGATCCCGGGCAGACGGCCGAGACGCTCGCGGTCGCCATCCTGAAGAAGCAGAAGCAGGAGGGGGCGCAGCACCTCGAGCAGCGGGCCAAGGCGTCCGACGAACTCAGGGGCCTCAAGAGCAGGGCCTCGGCAACCGGCGATGCCGGGGCGGCGGCGGTGCCGCAGACCGAGGACGGATGGAAGGCCGAGTGGGAAGCGAGCGAAAAGATCCGGGACGAGTATGTGACCGCCGCGGACTATATAGCCTACCGCAAGGCCGAGGCCCGCGGCGGCGTGAAGATTCTCACCGGACGCGCGGCCGCCTGAACGGTCCAACATTCAGCTTTTCCCGATGACGGCGCCCGGCGGGCGCCGTTTCCGTTCGAACCACAGGGGAGACATCCCAAATGACCACGCTTGCAGCGAACAAGCCGCGCGCCTACGAGGGCGGCACCAGGAACGAGATTCCGGTGATCGCGGCCGATATCATCTTCGAGGGCGCCGCGGTCGGCGTCGTCGACGCCTCGGGCCATGCCCGGCCATTGAACGCGGCGGACCGGTTCGCCGGTTTCGCCGAGGCCAAGGCCGACAACGCGGCCGGAGCCGCGGCGGCGATCAACTGCCGCGTCGTCGAGGCCGGCAAGATCGAGCTCGCGGTTTCTGGCGCGGTGATCACCGACGTGGGCCAGCCGGTCTACGCCACCGACGACGACACCTTCACCTTTGTGCCGACCTCGGCGGCGTTCGTCGGCTTCGTCCATCGGTTCGTGAGCGCCGGGGTGGTCGTGGTCGCCTTCGATGCCCTCAATTACGAGGACCCGTGGGGGCACAAGACGCTCCGCGAGACGCTGACCGGGATCAAGACGTTCGACGCGGAGGATTCCGGCAAGGTGTTCTTCGTGACCGCCGCCGGCGACGGCGACGCGCTGACCCTGCCGGCGATAGCCGACGGACTCGGCGGCGTCACCATCGTCGCGATCGGCGCCTTCGGGACGACGCAGGTCAAGGTCGATCCGGCGGCGGCCGACATGATCCTCGGCCCGGATATCACCGGCGCCGCCAACAAGGACCTGCTGCTGACCAAGGCGACGCAGCGCCGCGGCGATTTCGTCACGCTGATGCTGGGCGACGCCGACGGTTACGTGGTCACCGAGTTGCGCGGCATCTGGGCACGCGAGGCCTAGTCGCCGGCATGGCGCGGCCGGGCGGCACCCGTCGCCCGGTTCAACTCTCATCGGAAAGGAAAACACGATGGACCAGTCATTGCTGTCCAGCCGCGCGATCATGGGCATGTACTTCGCGCGCCTCGAAACCGATCCCGGCAACATGTGGCTCGACGCCGTCGCCAACCTGTTCGCGTCCGACCAGGCGAGCGAGACCTACAACTGGCTCGGCCAGACGCCGAGGATGCGCGAGTGGATCGGCGGACGCCAGGCCAAGGGCTTCACCGGCCAGGGGCTCACGATCGTCAACACCCACTACGAGGCGACGATCGAGCTCCAGAAGAAGGACGTTCGGCGCGACAAGACGCCGCAGATCCGGGCACGGATGGACGAACTCGCCGACGGCGGGATCACGCATTGGGCCTCGCTGCTCTCGACCCTCCTGATCGACGGGGAATCGACCGTCTGCTACGACGGCCAGTTCTACTTCGACACCGACCATTCCGAAGGCGATTCCGGGGCCCAGGACAACGACATCAGCGTCGACATCTCGGAACTGCCGGCGGCGGTCCACGGCACGACGACGGCGCCGTCGGTCGAGGAGATGCAGCAGGCGATCCTCAAGGGGATCGCGCAGATCCTCAGCTTCGTCGACGACCGCGGCGAGCCGATGAACGAGATGGCGCGGCGGTTCGCGGTCATCGTCCCGGTGTCGCTGTTCCTGACGGCGACGGCGGCGGTGTCGGCGATCGCGACGGCGGCGCTGCAGCAGAACCTCAACCCGAACATCATCGCCGGGCTCACGGTCGACGTTTTCATGAACGCCCGGCTCTCGGCCTGGACCGACAAGTTCGTGGTCTTCCGCTCGGACTCGCCGATCAGGGGGCTGATCCGGCAGAGCGAGCAGGAGGTCGAGCTCAAGGCCAAGGCGGAGGGGTCGGAGTTCGAGTTCGACAACGACGCCTGGCACTTCGGCATCGATGCCTGGCGCGGGGTCGGATACGGCCACTGGCAGCGGGCCTGCCTGGTGACGCTCACCTGATCGGTCGTCACTCGGTTGCGGGCGGGGCTTTCCTCGAGGCCCCGCCCGCGTTCCCCGGACGCCGCGCGCCGCGACGTCCCGGCAACGCGAGCAAGGGAGATCACCGATGTAGCTCTACACGGTCGAGGGCGGCGTGGTGAGGCTGGGGCGGGG